CTTCAAAACGAAGTCTAGTTTCATGCTCAGATTTCATATACCATAAGAATCCTGTTGCACCGTTTTCAGTTGTTACTTCAATCCACCCAATTTGAGCCATATCAGAACCAGAAACTGCGTAATGGTCTTTAATGATAATTGCAGAGTTTTCAAAAATAGAATCATCAGCTTCAAGTTGACCTTGCATTCCGATAGAACCTTTTTGAAATTCTGAACCATAAATAAATAAAGAACATACAGTAGCTGCTGCCATTGCTTGACCTGCTGCCTCATAGTAAGCTACAGTAACTTGTGAATTTGCTGAATCAACTGCAGTTATAATCGCCTTATTACTAAGAGTTGAAGCTGCTGTAGAATCAGATAACATTATTGTTTGACCAACTCTAAGAGCGATAGTTCCTGTTCCAGGAAGTAATGTGTCACCAATTGTCAATACAGCTGTATTTGCTGCTGCTGCTGCCGCTGAGGCTACGTTTGTATACTTAGTATGTAATCTTCCTTGCTCTGCCCATTTAATAAGATCTGAGTTAGAAGGCATTTCAGCACCTACCATTCTTAAGAATGATGCTACTGTTCTATTTCCATAACGTTCGAATTCTTTTTCATAAGTATCTGGTAGATACTGATTTAAAAAATCAAAGTTAGTAATATAATTTGTTTGTAATAATACCTGTTCTGAACTTGGTTGTAAGTCAAAACCAGGAACTGCTTGTACTGCCATAATTTCTTGTTTTTAAATTTTTAATAATTATCTTTTACTCCTAATCTTTAATCCTTTTCCACTTTCTCCTGAAATCTGTCGTGCTTTAAAACCCGTATCGCCAATTGCTTGAGGAGTTTGCCTTACCTGCATGTTAATGTTTTTACTTTTCTTAGAAACATCACCAATAGTATCAGCTTTTCCTTGCTCGTAAAAATATTGAGCAAAACGTTCTGGATTCATTGCGGCACTAATTGATTTATGCCAACCATAAGCATCATTAATTAAACCATCCTCTCCTGTATATTTATTTACAAAATTATCAAGATTAATTTGTTTAGCTTTCATTTCGTTTGCATCTCCATCAGAATACTTAACTGTTTTATCACCTACGTTAAACTCAAAACCTTTGAATTCAGGGCTAAAAACCTCATTAGTCTTCTTCACAAAATACTCACTCTTTTTTTGATTTGCTTCAGTAGTGGTTTTAGAATTTTGGACATATTCTCTATAAGACTTTATTTCATTTAATTCTTCATCTGAAACAGAATTCCCACTTGAATCAAGAGGAGTTCTATATTTTTCTTTTAAAGTATTAAGATGCTTTTTTGCCTTAGAAAGCTCTCTTTTTTTAGCTATATTCTTTTTCTTTTGTTCTGACTCATCATCAACATCTTCATCGTAAGAGAACCTCTCTTCCATTAAATATTGAATATCTTCAGAGTCTAAATCTTCTTCAGTTAAAGAATAATATTCTGCTAATATTTGGTCATCATTTAAATCATCATAATCATTATTAACTTTTACGAAATCATTAAATCCACGACCAGTTTCTTTTTTGTATTCTAAATACTTAGATACATCTTCTGGTAATGCTTCTGTTTCTGCTTCTTCTCTTTTAGCGAAAAAATCATCTACAGATTCTATATCTTTATTGTATCTGTTTTTAATATATGAAAGAACATCTTCATCATTTAATTCTGGTGATTTTAATTCTTCAACAGATTCTGCAATATCTTCTTTAGGAATTTGTTGTTCTTCAAAATTTTCTTGCTCCTGTTCTTCTTTGTGCTTGTTGAGTAGATTTTCTTCTACTTCCTGTACTGATTTTTGATCTATAGAAGTTACTTCTTTTACTTGAAATGCCATTTGATTTAATTTTTACAAAGTTAGTATTATTTTTAATATATAATTTAAGTTTATCTAGGTTCAAATTCTGCTAAGTCAAAGCCATCTAAACTATCTTCGTTAGATTCAAAAGTTACAGGAGGTAAGTTGTTTTTTCTTTGCTCTATTAGTTTTGATTGCTCTGTACTAGATTGTGATATTCTATCAGACTTAGCATCTTCACGTTGAATTTCCCTAGATTTTAACCCTTCTATTTCAACTCCTTTTAATTTCATTTGTAACTGAAATTCAAGATTCATTAGTTCAGCTTTAATAGCGGCTTCACCTCTCATTTTTTTAACAGAGAAATCAGCTTTAGCTTCTTCTATTTGCATAGCTGCTTGAGTTTCCATCTGAATTTTTTGAGCAGCCATTTTAGCAGCTATTTGTTGAGATTGTTGATTTATTTGAGATTGCTGTTGAGCTGATGCAGATTTTTGTTGTTGTTCTAAATCTTGCTTTGCTATTCTTTTTAATTTTAAAACTTGATTAGCTAACTTTAAATTTCTTATTTCTCTAATATCAATAGCATCTTCCAAATTAATTGAATCTCTTTGAAGTGCCATCTGAATATTTTGTTCAAGCATTTTTTGTTGCTCTTCATCAGGTGTTACTTCTATAAAAATACCGAAATCACTTAAATAAAGTTTACTTATTTCATCCAGTATCCCTACATTAAATTTCCCTATTTGGTTTACAAACTCTTCTCTAAATTCAGAGTATTCTAACATATCTGCAATTCTACTAGATAAAGAAGTACATAGTCTTTCTGTAATTTGAAGACCTGAATCTAATATGTGTCTAGTAGCGGTATTACTACTTAATGCTGCTAATTTCTGTAATCCAACTAAAGAATAAGAATCAGGTGTAGAACCATCTCTTGCTTCGTTTAATCCAGTAACATCCCTTAACATAGATAAGTAATGATTGTAAGTACCTATTAAACTTTGAATCTTACCTTGACCTGAATTGCTATTTAGTTGTTGAATAGGAACTTTTGCTTGATTATAATCTCCATCTTGAGTATAGCTTCTACCAATAACACTACCTGTTTGAAAAAACATTCTAAGAGCGTCTTCAGGATTATATGCGTTACCAGTTCCTAAGTCAACTTCATTAATACCATCTGCATCTATAAATACCCCATCTGGAACAACTCTAGAAATTACTTGTTGTAATTTTAAGTGAGTCATTTGAATTAAATCAGCAAACGTAATCATACGTCTAGTTACGGATTCTAAAGCACCTTTATACATCCTAGGCGCACAAGCTATATATTCTGGATAAACTTCTTGAGATGCTGATTGAGGTCTAGCCATGTTTTCAGACATTTCCCATTTTATTAAAATGTTAGTACCCATAACCATAACACCTTCATACCAAACATCTATTGTTTTAGATATTTTTTCAAAATTACCTTCATCCATCATTTCAGGAGTAGGATTAAATGTATCGTCTTTTTCAATTACTCTCTCAGCTCCTGATGCATTTGTTTTTTTATTATAAGTAAAAGTGTTTGTGGTTTTATAGTTGAAAAACAAAACCGTAGCACTATCATTACTAAACAAACTATTATTATAGTATTGAGCAGAATTATTGTAATCATACCAGCTTTGACTATATTTTGATATTTCTTCCATATCAGATCTAGTTAAACTTGTATCTATTTTCTTTAACTCTGTAATAGGAAGTGTTTTAACTTCTCCCCAATAAAAACAATCTTTAAAATTAGGGTCTTCTGTATAACTATAAACAACATTTGCAGGATCTACATAATCTATTTTAATTCCAGCTCCAGGTTGAAATGAGTTTTTACACATTGAAATACCTAAAACAGTTTGGTCATAATAAAGTTGTTTTTGTATATCCGCATATCTATTTTCATCTAGTACCGTATTAATAGCTTCTTCTTCCGCAATTTCTATAGAAGGTTTGTATTTCAACTGCATATGAAGAGCTAGTTCTTCAGATGTATTTGGAACATCTTCTTCTGAAGTTGCAAAAGTATTTATTCCTGTTTCTTCTTGAACCTGTTTCATTACAGGTTTAGCTAACATATCTTTTTCTAATTGTACTTGATATTTACTTCTCTTGTCTAAAGACATTCCATCTTGAGCATAAACCTTTACTTTAAAAAGTCTATCAGCCATACCATTAACAACTATATCTACAAACTTAGGAATAATTGGAACAGGTGTCCAGTCTAAATTCAAATAACTTAAATCACCATCAATAGCTAATTCATTCTTGTATTTTTGAACTGACTGCTCTCCTCTTGCATATAGTCTTAACCTATGAAAATCAGCCCATTGGTTATAAAACCTGCTTTGACCACCATCTTGCCTAAACCATTCATACTGTATAGCCTGCCCTATTTGTAATCCAAATTCATAGCTCTTCTTTTCACTGTCAGAAGAGAATTGATTTGGAAACCCAGCAGGGTTAATTGCGATTTTTACATCTTCCATTTATCTTATAATTTGACTGTAACTTCCCTTATTGTCATATGTTGCAAAGTTAAGTTTTATTTTTGATTCTTTTTTAACGGGTTGATACATATTCTTTTGATTTGCCATTATAGCTAACCCTGAACTAATTGATGCATCAAACTTTGTTCTATTGCTAATATCGAACCTAGCCCAGTCTTCTAGGGTTCTAGTAAAATACATTGAACCTATTTGATCTGAGTCCCTAAACGTTTCGGTTAAATCAAATCCAACATGTTTTTCAATATGAGATTCTATAGCTGCTGCATGAGCTTGTTTTATATCTTCAGAACTGTTAGGCATTCCACCTAATTCTTTTTCTGTTTTTGATAATTTATTATATACCTTATCAGGTCTATTCATACTAAATCCTCTATAGCCTCTATTTTTAAAATGATACAGTAAACGAGGTTTATTGTTTTCAATTAATATAGGCATTCCATAAAAAACACAAGCCATTAACACATCTTCAAAAAATATCTCTGCAGTTTGAGGTCTAGCAACATATTCTAAAAAAAATTCATTAGTAGGGCCTTCATCCATATGGAACTTAGTCATACCATGTAAAGCCCCATTAGAAGCGCCACCTCCAACTGTTCCTGAAATATCATAACTATCACATCCAAATGCACCCATGTGGTCGTTGCTAGGAAATTTAACTCCGTTTTTTATTCTATATTTATTTTGTAATTGTTTTGGAGGTGTCCAAGAAACATAAAATCTTCCATTATTATTAGGCGAAAAAATAACACTAGTATCCTTAACTCCATTTTTCCATGAAAAAGAACCCCTAGTAACAAATCTATCTTTAATTAAAGAATCATTATAATCAATTTGCTGATATATCTTAGTAAGGTTAAAAAGAGATTGTTTACTCTCGTCTCTAAATGCATGAGATTCTGTCCTTGGAAACTGTCTATAAAATTCATTTAATGCATCAGCATCATTTTTTAAACTATCAACTTCAGCTTCCCAATAATCTACAGCTCCTTGTTTTATATATTCTCCATCAATTCCTAAAATTGGATGGTCAGGTTTTCTAAACACAGGCATCCCATATATATCAATAAAACCTTCCATATTATATTCCATAGGGATGAAAAGTGAATATAAACCGCTTTTAGTTTGACCATTACGATTTCTATCTTTTACATTAGAATCATAATATAGTTTTTTACCATTGTCACCACCTTTTTCTAATGCATTTGCAGTAGATCCCATCATACATTTTCCAATAACTTTACTACCTAAACGTAAACAAGTTTTTGTAATTCTCCAGTTTTTTAAAATGTTATTTGGTTTTTCCCACTTTTTAGATTCATCATGAATTAATAATTTTAATTTTTCCCCATCATAACTGTTATCACCTGTATTTCTCCAGTCAATAGAAGTATCTAATCCTTCAACAACATCTTGGTCTTCTAAGTACATATTTTTTTTTGTAATCTTAGAAGCAGGAACTCTAAAAGCTAATTCTGTTTTAGGTTTATCCATACCATCTTGAACAGGTTTAAAAAAGAAAGGGTAATTATTTACTATAGGTACAACTTTATCTGTAAACATTTTTTTAGCATCTGTACCTGTTTTAGACAATATACCTATCCTAGCATCTTTGCTAATTGTTCCTATATTACTAGCTTCCTCACTAGCCATATAAGAAAATCCTGAACGCCTTATTTTTAAATAATCTTGACCAAAACTTCTTTTATCAGCTTTACAAGCCTCCCAATGTAAATAAAACACTCTGTTAGCATCTCTATACTCTGGTAATCCAATATCTATTTTTGTATGTTGAATATACATCCAATGAGAACCAGTAATATATGTAGGAATTCCATTATTCATGAACCAAAAACCTTCTTCTCTTTTATCAAATTGATTTTCAATATATTCAATATGTTTATTTTTAAAAGAAGTTGGTGCGTCATGCCATTGAAATATAGATTTAACTTTAATTAGTTCCTTAGGTAATTCGTCTGGTTTCCAATATTGTTCTTTTTTACTTTTACTTCTTGAATGTATTTTTTGTGGAGGTTTTGGAAGCGCAATAATTAGTCCTGATATTTCTATAATATCATTAATCTGACCTGTTTTAGATATCACTATAACGTCATACTTTTCATTGTAGCCATATTCCCAACTTTTATTTTTATTTTTAGTTGCTATAACTGATTTAGGAATATAGTTCTTTATTTCTTGTACTAATTTATGTTGATCTTCGTTCTGCAAATCCTTCTACTGTTTTTTTTTGAGATGATGAATCATTTCCCTCTATTAAATTCTTTTCTAATTCTATTCTAGTTAATATTTCAAAAGCATCAAATATAGCTAATTTTTTTGTAGCTGCTGCATTTTTTAATTTATCAGCAGCAAGTTCATCGTCTTCTCCATATTTTATTATATCTTCCTCTGCGACTTTAATTAACTGTTTAACAGCCTTTTCTCCTGCTTTAATTATTTGTAATTTAATTTTATCTACATCCATATTAAAATATTAATGTTATATTATTGTCAAACATTCTGTACAATTTTTCTCCATCAACATTAAATTCATATTCACTATTTGGTTGAAAAGAAACCATATCACCTTTATTGATTCCTTTACTAATTAAGTATTGATTAGGATACTTAACTAAGCCAATTAATGACTCTTCAGTTTCATGAGTTTTAAGGTAATAATTTTTTTCTTTTTTTATAGGTTTAATCATGCAATATTTAGAATGAGCTTTCCATTCTTCATTTTTCTTGTACATATAAAATTGATCGTAGTCTATAAAAAACAAATCATCCTTAAAGAAGCTTTTTCCGCTCTTTTCTTTACCCTTCATATCATTATAGTACTTAAATACATTATGATGCACTAAAAGGGTGTCTCCTGCCGTTATTGGGCCTGTATAGTTTGTAGGTGTACTAACAACTATAGCGTATCTATTTGATGAGATATGATCTTCTTTGGAGGTACTTGTTATAAAATTAATATCTCCAATTTTTTTTGTATTGTCATATCTTCTATCGTTCTTTGGTTTTACAATAAAGTAGAAAGGTGATTTCATTCGAAGTTTATATTATATTCAATTGATATAGGCATATTAGAGTTAAATTCTTTCCATAAAAGTATTTCCCCTTTTTTATTCTCTACCCATATTTTTATTGAGTTAGAGTCTTTATTACATTTAATTATATGTATAGTATAATTACCTCCTAAAACTTCTTGATTAACTATGTAATGCATGGCGCTAGATTTATAATCTGCGCCAATAGATATTTTTCTTATTTCCATTTATTTGATTTGATTTTTATTTTATTTATTCTGGCGAAGACACTGGCTGTCCAACGGTAAGAATTACAGACACAGGAGCTATTAATAAAGCTATTTGATTAGCAATACTTGATTCAATGCTTAATACTTGTTCTTCTCCCATAGCTGCTTTAGTCCATGCTTCTACTTCTGGTTCAGTTACTTCATCCCAAGGTATAAAATCTGTTATACTCTCAACGTTTAAAACCTGTGTACCAATACTTGAAGCTGAATACGTTTTACCTGTTGGTGGATCATTATCTTCGCTATCTGGTACAAACTCCGTACCTGTTACTCTCCAATGCACATTATACGCTACGTCCGCGTTGTCTTCAAATTCTACATACGCATTTACTGTTTTGCAATCCCAATTGTAATCTATCATAATTTATTTATTTATTTATTTATTTTTAAT